CGCCCGTCACGAACCATGCAGGGTTTGTTACCCTGACCCGGTTGTTCGGAAGAGCAACGATGTTGCCCGTCCACTTGCCAGCATCTAACAGTTCGAGTACGTGACTCTGTTTGTGTTGTGCCGGATCGTCTGCTACTTCTGTGTCCGTGTAGTCTACGGTGAAGTAATACTTAGCTGGGTAGAACTCCCCGTCGATCTTTGCAAGCCACGGACAGGGTGTGCCTCTGTTGAATACGAAGACCGAGTGATGATGTGACTGACAGTCCCACGGCTGGGCTAGGTAAGTCGGCATCGGCTCGGGCCACTCATCGAAGGGAGTGTCGCCTACGAGGGCTGTGAGCGGCATTCGCGCCCACATAGCGCCCCCGTGGACATTTTCTTCTTCGTCGCATCCTGTAAACAAGACTTGGAATGACAGGGTACGCATCGGGAGTGTCGTGACACCGATAACCATAGCGTGTAAAAATTCACCATGATATCTGTCGTGATTTGTTGTGTATTCTCTCCGTACCCACGCTTTGAAGTACGGTATATTGCTAGTAATATAGTTCATCAGGAACGCTCCTAGTGGGTTTACCCCGGCAGGGGATTCCTGCTTGTATCATAAAACAGCGAAGGTGTCAAGGGGGCCGAAACCCCCCTGACAAGTTTGTTAGGCGAACGATGCCGCCGTCTCTGCAGTACCGAGTTCTGCAATCACTGCGAACACACGTACCTTACCGTCGAATGTTGCCGTGTTGGCAATCAGGTCGATGGTGTCGGCAGCGGTGTACAGCTTTGCAGTACCGGCTGCATTGTTGATCTCGTGCCCAGTAGCAGTACCAGACAGAGCAGCAACGTAGAGATCGTCGTCTGTGTCGTCACCGAGATCAAGAACCGGCGAACCAGTCGTTGCTACGGTGAGGACTTCCACACCCGCCATGAGGACAAGAGTGTTTGCCTTCATTTCGAAAACCTCAACGGAGTCCGAAGTGGTCAGGCTAGTGGACGAGAAGTCGAGAACGACTTCGATGATCTGCGGCTTGATGCCAAGAGGGACACCAGCGACAGCACCAGTTACAGTGTAAGTAGCCATTACTAAATCTCCCTATTCTAGTCGAGGCTAACAACGCCGCGAACGATGGCTTCCGGACGCAGAACTTTGCGACCGAAGACATGCAGACCGCGAACGATGTCGCTGAAGGTTTCAGTCGAACGGACAACCTCAGTCTTCGCGATGTGCGAAGCGGTAGCCGTTGAGGACATGTGACCACCGAGAATCACGTTCTCGGAGCCGTCCGTAGCGAGGCCAGTCAGCGTTACCTGATCCGTGCCGCCGTTCGAGACAAAGGCGGTGGACTTGTAGCACTGGAAGCCAGCGATGTTGCCCAGCGACACAAGACCGTTACGCAGCGGGGAAGTCGCATCGCCAGTTACCTGAACTTCTGCGAACTTCGCACCGGCTGAGAAAAGGTGCTTGTAAAATGCTGGGGGTGCAACGAACCAGCGGTTCTCTTCCGGAACCGACTCGTTGTCGAGAGCCTCTGCCATCCTCAACATAGTGTTGATAGCGAGATCGCCGGGGCTAGAATTGCCGCCGATATCGAGGGCAGAACCGAGAGTGCCGATACCGGAGATGGTACGGGTAGCAGCACCCGACTCGCCATTGAGACCGGCGTCGGTTGCCATCGTGTCGAGTACAACAGCGTCGTACTTGCGTTTCAGGGAGAAAGCACCCGATGAGGTTGCCAGCGCCTCGAAGTTGACGTGAGACTGACGCTCTTCGATGTCGTCAATCTTGAATGCAAAGGCGTTCGCCTGATCTACGACCATAGTGGTCTGATCGTCAGCGAGGTCTTGCGGGTTTACCACCGAGCCACGAGCGTAGCTCGATACAGTGATGGTTGGTTCTTTGATGATACGAACGGTATCACCGAAGTTCTCAATTTCGCCAGCGTAGTCGGTATTCGTAATATCTTCTGCAACCGAAGCACGACGGAAGAACTTGAGAACCTTTTGGCTGAAAATTTCCGGAGTAAAGTTACCGGAAGGCAGGTTGTTGTAACCTGATGCACTATTAAAAGCCATTGGTCTTTCCTTCCTATTTTAGAGGTTTGGGTTAGTTGTTGTAGTCAATACGACCTTCGGCACGAGCCTTGTCTAGTTCTGTTTCCATTTCTTCGAACTGCCAAGGTTTCATTTTGCCGATTTCAGAGGCTTTCCAAATCCGATCGCTACCTTTTGCTTCACCAGTAATGTCACGTGCCTTGGGAGAGTTTACAGCCGCTGCAGCAGACTCACTCTTCTTGGTACGCTTCTTAGTAGAGATGCCAGCATCGATCTTGTAAAGATCAAGAACACGGGATGCCCAACGAGCGTCAGTGTTGTTTTTTAGGATGCCGTCAGAGATGTTCTCGGGTTGTTCTTCGAGCCACTGAAGAAAACGCTCATCCGTACGTAGTTCATTGAAGTCCGGATGTTTGTTTGTAAGTTCTTGGTATGCCGCCTGAACCCGTGTATTCTGTTCCTTTTCGCGGATTGTTTCGAGTTCTTTTTCCAGTTCTCCTGCACGTTCACCGGCTTTCATCGTTGCAATCGTTTCCACAACATCGTAGACATCGGGATATTGTTGCTTGAATTGTTCCAGTTCTTCAGCAGACTTGGGCAACGAGATGTTTTGTTGGCGAGTAGCTTCGGAAAGGGTCGCCGTCATTTCTTGTTCTTTTGCCTTGAACTCTGAGATTTTTGCATCGTAGTGTTTTTTGAGATCGTCGTAACGCTTCTTGTAGTCGTGTTCCGCTTTCTCTTGACCTTGTGCAAAGTTTGGTTCGGATTCTTCATCCGACGCAGATTGCTCCGCTTGTTGTTCTACAGCTTCCTCGTCGTCATCTTGGTATACCTCTTCACGGTATGCACCCTTGTAAAGAGAGTCGCTGTTGATTGTTCCAAAGGAATCGTTGGGTTTGTTGCCGCGATGGCCACGAACTTTTTTTGCCATTTTATTTACCTCATTAGCGGGGCTACTTTGGCTTGTAGGTAGCCGCTCCGGTTGTGTCAGGGCCGCATCTAGCGGGTAGCTGACGAATCAGTCAATACCGAGTTCTGTTTTAGCGTCACGGTATTTTTGTGTAGACTTAGTATTGCCAAAATGTCTCCGTACCATGTCTTCTTCGGAGTCACTCATTCCGGCTTTGTAACGAAGGTATAGCTTGCCAAGAAGAGGGTAAAACTTCTTATGATCTTCCAGAGAGATTGATCCCGTACCCAAGTTCTTGTACATGTTGATCTCTTGAGGTGTGGCCTTTCGTCCTACGGCCTTTTTGCCTCTTTCACCTGTGTACAGCTTTCCTGTTCGTCTATAATTCGTTCTGTTCCGAGCGTCTGTTGCAAACTTATCAATATAAGCTGCAAAGCCCGGATTAATCTCTTCGTTCATCTGGATACGGAGTTCGTCAGATTCTTCAAGCATAGCACTAAGAGTGTTACCCGTGATCTGCAGAGGCCCGAAGGCAGATGAAGGATTGTTCTTAGTATCTGAACGAGTGTAAAAGTACCCGTCGTTGCGATCTGTGTATCCGCGTGTTTCTACCAGCGAAATTGCACGGCCTACATTATCTATGTCAATACCGTTAATAGTGTCACGCGGGATAGGAGCATCTGGCATTTCCGGTGACGTAGCTACAAAACCCTCTGGCTTAGTATCTGTTCTGATTGGGGGGCGAAGACCTGCTGCAAGAGGAGGAATGCCAGACAGGTCTGTACCAGCGAATCCGCCCTGATTCATGGCTTGCCGACGGTCTACCTCGGCCTTGCCACCGTTATTAAGTTGTTCGAGAAATGAGTACCCAATGCGTTGGGCTTCTTCGGGTTCGATAACGTACTCGCCCTTAGACAGGGCCACGTCCATCAACCCACCTTTGCTTGCTTTTATTGTAGTCTTTTTATCTGGGTTGTCAACCCCCTTCGGTAACAGTCCAGCATTCTGTAGTTTTTCGGTGGTAGGCGCGTTCAGTACAAACGAACCCTCGCGTACCTGACGGTTCTCGTCATCGGCTACAGTCTGTGCCTTAGTGTAGTTGTCAGGAGAGCCTTCTACAAAGCCATTGCCCTGTACAGGATCGGCCTTGCCGCCTTTGCTCTTCTTTACAACGCCGCCCCTACGGTATTGATCCACGTCCATGCCATCAAACAGTTCTTCACCAAGAACGCCGCGCACAATCCGTGCAGCAGATGTCTCCATGAAGTCTTGTAATGCAGCGTAGTCTTTTTTGTTTAACTTCTTTACGCGACCTATGATGCGCTGCTGATACTTCTTCATTTCTTTAGACACAGAACAATCCTCCCTACAGCGTAGCAAACAGGCTCCCAGAACGCTCTTTCAATGCGTCCTACCGGATGTCGTTTGCCTTTCTTCTGCATCCAAATGTCTGCGGTGCGACGACGGGCGATCCCCTCCAAGATGCCACGGACAAACTTGCGGGACTTGGTAGTGCCGCCGTATCCGTATGTAACGAGGGGCTGGAAGATAGCGTGATATCCTGCCTGATACTCTGGAGCCATGTCGCGACTGTGTGCCAGCCAGATGGCTTGACGGAACGAGCCAAAGCCGTAGGCTTGGTTCATAGCCGTGCAAACAATCTTGCCTCCGCCGCCACCGCCGCCACCGCCGGAATCGTCATCGTTATCATTAGGGTCCCAGCCATCTGTATAGTTTCCGTCATCGTCCATGAAGTCGTCTTCATCGTAGTCATCACCGGGCGGATCGGGAGCAAGACCGGGTTGATCGTTGTTGTCATCATCTCCGGGGTCTGGTTGAGACGGAGGGCTTGGGTCCATTCCCGGATCACCCGGATAAAAATCATCAGGCTGAGAGACGGGAGGAGAAGTCGGAGGGGGAACGTAGGGATCATCCACACCGGGACGATAGTCTCCTGCCCCCGCATCACTCTCTGGCCCCGTAGTGCCTGTATTAGGGTCTGTATCATCATCAAAATCAGGCAGGGGGGGCTGCGGAACAGGAGTAGCAGGAGCGTCTACACCGGGGCGGAAGTCTCCCGCACCCGCATCACTCTCTGGCCCTGTAAGACCTGTGTCGGGGTCTGGAACGTC